GGCAAATATGCCTTAATAATCTTAGTTTTAATACCAGAATCTTGTAGCATTGCTTTTGCTACATCAAAGTAATGTTCGTCTTCTGTAAGTGATATCTTTTCTTCTGTTTTGCCTACTGCTTCTTTTGCTAACTTCTTAAGTTTCTTTTTCTCAACATCTATATCACCTACTTTGTTTTGTGTATCTTGATACTCTAATTGTAATCGTTGTAAGAGTCTTTGTGCTTGTATTGCCTCATTGTTAGCATCCATAATCTTTTTGTCCAACTCTTGTATCTGTGCAACAAGTTTCTCTACCTCGCTATACTGCGTATCCAGTTCTACTAGAGCCTTTTCAAGTTCAGAGATTTTGTCTTCATCTCTTTGTGTCATTATCTCTTTATGATCGTGTTCTATGCCTTGCTGGCAAGTAGGACATTCGTCTGTATTATGAAAGAAGTCTAAGTGTTTTCTGTGTGAGGAGATTTGTTGTTCGAACTTTGTTCTGTATTTGTCGAGCTGTTGCTGTTTTGCTTGTGCATTACCCAGGCTCTCCTTCTCCTCTGTTGTTGCTGCTGCATTCTCTTGATAAATCTTGATCTGTTCCGTTGTTTCATCAATTTCTTCCAGTATTTTATCTACTTTAGATTGTTTATCTGTTTCTAACGTCTTTATATATTGTTCTTGAATATTTGCTTTCTGCTTTGCTACATCTATTTCACCTGTAATTACTCTAAGTTTAGTTTCTAGTTCTGAATACTTTGTCTTCAATACAGAATTCATACTTGTAAAGATACTAATGTCCAAAATATCTTCTATAATCTCACGTCTCGCTCCTAAATGTAACTGCATAAAAGGAGTAAAAGATGCACTACCTAACATCACTATCTGTGTAAAGGATTTGTAATTAAGTTTTAGAATGTTCTCTTCTAAATACTTCTGAAAGTCTCTTATATTAGCATTCTTATCTACTTTGACACCATTTACTTCTATATCAAATACTCTCGGTTGTAGTCCACGTCTTATCAAATAATTTTTACTACCTATACTAAAATTAATTTCTACTAGACAATGTTTATTATTAATAGAATTAATTAACTGAGGTTTAGATACATTTCTAAAAGGTTTGTTAAACAAGGCATAGGTTAAAGCGTCTAGTAATGTAGATTTACCAGAGCCATTCTCACCTATAATTAATGTTGAAGGACTTCTTTCAAAGTCTATCTCTGTCCAGGCATTACCTGTAGATAAAAAGTTTTTCCATCTAAGATTTTTAAAATTTATCATGCTGTATCTTGTGCTTCAATATATAATGTCTGTAATAAGTTCTTTATCCTTTGTTTGTCTAAGTCTGTTTCTACAGCGTTCACATATTCTTTCAACAATGTCATAGTATCTTCTAAGTCAATGTTCTCATCTAATGCCTCATCTTCAAATTCAGATAAGTCTTCTATAATTTTTAGATCAATTAGATTACATTGATAAAGTTTGTCTACGAAATGATCAAACCTAGCATAGTCCTGTTTCTTAGTTACAATTAACTTAACATTAGAGCCAACGATACTATTAAAATCATAATTGCTAATGTCATTGCAGCCCTCGAAATCTGAATCGTCGTAATAAATTTTATGGAAGATTCTAAACGGGTTGTTGATATATTCCAGATCTCCTTTAACCGTGTCGAATATGGCGAATCCACGAGGGTCGTCATAGTCAGACCAAGTGATTTCGTAAGGGTTGCCCATATATGTAATATTGCCTCTGCTATGGCGATGATGAAAGTGGCCACTGACCACAAGATTAAAATCACTAAAAGCGTCAGTATCCATGCCATGGATATTAGGCATTCCAGGCAAAAGGTAGTAACCTGCGAATTCGAAATGTCCGAAGCAAGTCTTTGCATCAGACTCTTTAATTTTGGCCATAGTCCTGTCATAATTTTCTCCACATATCCAAGGTAAATATAATACCTTATGTCTGTCTAACATTATCTCCGTTGGTTCTTCGTATAATGTTATGTTGTCGTATTCTCCTAGTAATAAGTTAGGACTGTTTACTTCATTTGTATTTTTAAAGTAAGTGTCATGATTACCAGGTATCATATGTATTTCAATACCTAAGTCCTGTGCCTTCTGAAAGAAGTATCTTTTACAAGATCTTAATGTATTAAAATTAATATACTTACGCCTATCAAATATATCACCTAAATGACATATTGTTTTTATGCCTTCCTTTTCTAGATAAGGAAAGAAGCATTCAGTATAAAATTTTTCAAAGTAAGCGTCAAACGCTAAATTGTCTGAACGTGCACCAAAGTGCGTATCTGTTACCAGAGCTACTTTCATTTTTAGCCCTCGTATATAGCGCTATTAGCCCCGTGTTCTCGCACCTCACAGGAGACACAAAAACATCTCCCATTTGTTTGTTTACTTACAAGATCATTAGCAAAATGGAAAGCATGTTCTGCAAACTTTTCACAACCTACTCCGTTCATTACAACCACTTCTGCCAATCCTTCGTCTTGTAATTTTAGTATTCTATCAATCTGTTCGTCATCTTTGGCTACTGTAATCTTGTGGTCAAAGTTATCTTTTAACCATGCCTTTAATTCTTTCAATCCGCCAAAGTCAACGACCCAATTCTTATCATCGAGTTGTTCACAACCAAACTTAAAACTAAAAGACAAAGCGTAACCATGTAGTAGACTGCAATGACTATGTGTTGCCAATGGTTGTCTAAAAGCACATGATAAACCTTCTTCATGTCCATAAGTTTTTGTAGAATAATATTTGTAATCTCTCATCTTAACTCCTGATATAAATTTGTTGCCGAGAAATATTGTTCCTCTAGCATGTCTCTATTTGTATTAATGGTTCCTTGTATGTCATTGCCATTAAAGTTATCCATCAAGTAAATAATTCTTTCTTTTATTTCCTCTTTATGTTCCTGATATGTTTTCCAAGTCTCTGTCCATTCACTAGGATATAAAAACTTATCTTCATACATCTCACTATAAGATAGTCTATTAGGAACAAAAGGAATACCACCTGTTCTTAGTATCTCATAACAAGATATACCTAGTGTTTCTTGTAAGTTAGCACTAAATACCATCTTTGCCTCACCTAATAACTTATGATAATCTTTTTTGTTTAATTTATGTTCCTGACAGTTAATAAAATTGTATTGTGGTAACTCTTTCTGTAAGTCCTCAAATATGTTTAACTGTTTCTCAGGTGCATTTCTGTGAGGAAATAATATTAAATCTTTCTTTTCTGTGCCTACTGTATCTGCTTGTAATACAGGTGTTAGATACTCCATAGGCCAACCTGTTCTTACAATTTTTTCTTGTATTGCACAATCCTCTCCAAAGGTATTTAGGAATAATTCTATATGAAAGTTACTAGCAAAATAATTTTTGTCTATAGAATGAAATAGTGCTTGTTCTGTAAGTCTTACCCAAGGTTTGTTTCCTATTAGTCTACCTAAGAAGTCATGTTTATCATAACTGCCTGCATGCCATAGTGCATGTATAGTGCCTTTTATTTGTAATAGTTCAAGCATGTATTTAAGTTGTAAAATACCTGGATGCCAAGCATCTGCAAATACAAAATGATCTCCATCTTTTACTTTGCCTTCTCTAAAGAACATAGACATCTGTGCCACTTGTGCAGACTTGTAAATGTTTGTGCCTGCAAAGTCTAAGAAGGCACCAGGTGTAGGTTCTCCAGCTATATCTGCTGGACCTTCTATAATTGTTACATCATTGCCTGTAGCATCTGCTATAGACTGAGGAAATTCTGTTTTCCATTGTGCTGTGTAACGAGTTTCTACATACTCTAAATCAAACAAATAAATCATTTTCTAGTATTGCCCCGTTTTCATCATCTTCATAGACTTCTACTCTTACAGGTCTATTAGGATAGGTTTGTTCTATATAATTTATTAGCTCTTCTGCTATCATTTCACATGAACGGTGATCTAATTGTAGTTCTTCATTACCATAAAGTCTTTCTAGTTCACGTTGAAATTGTATGAACTCTATGTCCCTGTCATTGTGTTCAACACCTACAGTTACATAGAAATAAAATTTGTGTCTATGAGGATAACCAAGAAAACTTACGTCGTCCCAACCGCCTGTAGCATATTTAGGATTTGTATCTGCTCCTGGAAACATGTGGACACCTTCACGTCTAAACGATATCTTTATATATCTATTTTTAATCATTAAAATAACTCCAATGTATCTTTCTTAAAATTCTTCTTCTTAAATTGTTTCAAAGCATCTTGATCTGTTTGTGTCATTTCTATATCTAAAGAACCTTCATCTCCTGTTCCTATAGATTGACTTTTTAATGCTTGAACATTCCTTGTAGCATTTAACCACGCCTCAAAATCACTTCTATCTTTAACTTGATATAGAGTAGCAAATACTTCTTTCAATTTCATTCTACCTGCAAACTTTAATAAGTCTTTTTCATGTAACATCATTTGTTCTAAGTGTTGCATGAAGTTTCTAACAGACATCAGGATAAAAGCAGTCCTTACATATAACCACTTATGTAAGTCTCCATATTTTTCTTTTGCCTGTAAACTAGGTAAGTTTAAAAGTTGATAAAATTCGTCTAATTCTACGCCTAAATTGATCGTTTCCATACAGTTTTTGTGCATTTCGTAGTAGTAATTAGACATTTCTCTAGAATACTTTATTGTGCCCTGTCCTTTATAAAACAAACCTGTTTCTACGGCTCTACTATGTGTTGTAGAGTCATAAGATATATTAATATCCTTATATAAACCAGACTGTAGACATACAAGATAAGGCAACATACGTCTAATGGAACCTATTCCTAAGACGTGTAAGTGCATTTGTTCTTGTGGCCATCTTTTCTTCACTTCACTAGCAATAAAGCCTCTTTTTATATCTTCTAATGTGCCAGTGCCGAGAGCAGCTGCACCCAAAGCTACACCACCTAATCTGTTGTGCCATTCATTAGGGACTTCTTCCATTATGTAGTCATACCATTGTAAGTATGTGTCAATATCATTACCCTGCAAGATAACAAAGGGCTTGCAACTGCTCTCGAATTTGTCAAATATTTCTAATTGTCTTTTTATGTTTTGTCCTGTCTTTCTAGCATAGGATTCAAAGTTTTCTCTGTCAAAAGATCTACCTTTTGTATCATTACGTTCACTTCTACCATCTGCTACCTTAACAGGTATCTCATCAAAGCACATACCTACGTCAGCATATTGTGCTTGGTTCTCATAAACCTTATCTTTTAGTTCGTCTGTAATATCTAAACCTAATGTAACCATTTGTAAGCCACCACTATCTGCATGGACTTGATATGGTTTGTAAGGTTTAAATCTTTCTCCAAAACTAGATTCTGTATGTCCATTATATAGCATACTAAACTTATGTGAGAATTGATCTTGAACAAGTTTATTAATTAGCATGTTTACAATTTCTGTATTAGTTTCATCTCTACATATAGCAGGATTACTTAACCTCATATAAGAGGTTCCACTAACTACATATTCTAATATATTACTCATGTTTTCAATATCTCAATAAGCATGTTTGCTTGTGCTGTAGCATCGTCTAAAGCATTGTGATTGTTGTCCTTAGGTAGTCTTTTATCCAATACATTCATAAGAGTTCTAAGGCAGTAAATGTCCCAGAACTTCCAAGGTATAGGTATAACTTTTTCTGCTCTAAAGGCAGACTCTAATATTACAACATCAAAATTAGCGCCATACCCCCAAATAGGAATACTGTCATTCCCATACCAAGCACTGAAATCAAGTAAAGCTTTAGAAAGAGGTTGTGGATTCTTGAGCCACGCCTCTCTAATTTCCTGTGGTTGTTCTGCCCACCAATCAAGTGTATTTTTCTCAATGTGTAATCCTACTTCTTTGCATGTGTTAGCATCAACATTCGTATAGAATGTATCTACTATTTCTAAATCTTCAATAAGGCAAGCACCAATAGAAACAATACATGCGTTGGCATGTGTGCTTAGTGTTTCTAAGTCAACTACTACTTGTCTGCCTGTTGTCAATAATGCCATAATATAAATTGTTGTTAATTACTTTGTAGCAATCATGTTCATAAATTCATGTCTAAGTGCAGGGTCTGTTTTAAAGCCTCCACCTAGTTTACTTGTAATAGTAGACGAACCTACGTCTTCTACACCACGACTCTTTACGCAATAATGTTGAGCGTCTATAACTACTGCAATATTATCTGTATCAAGAATGTATTGTAGTGCATAATATACTTGTTCTGTTAGACGCTCTTGTATCTGAGGTCTTTTAGCAAAGTATTCTACTATACGATTAAGTTTACTCAATCCTAAAACTTTCTTATTAGGAATGTATGCCACAGTTCCTACGCCATCAATTACAACAAAGTGGTGTTCACAGTTAGATTGAACATTAATGTTCCTCTCTATAACCATGCTTTCATATTCCATTTTGTTTTCAACTGCTGTGCATTTAGGAAATGCCTCATAGTCCAAGCCCCAAAAGATTTCGTTAATATACATCTTAGCCACACGATTAGGTGTGTCCGTAAGACTGTCATCGTTAAGATCAAGTCCCATGACATTCATAATGTCAGTAAACTTATCTTTGATTACATCAATCTTTTCAGTTCTTGAAAGTTTGGATTCTACTACGGGTGTTTCTACCCCACACTTGACTAAGTGTTTGTGAATTTCTAACCCAAGTTCAGGGTCAGTTTTTGTCTTATTAAAAGCCATTTTTTACTCCTTCCTTACACGGATATTTGTTTATTATACTTGTAACCTTTGTGTTACCTTTATATTTATAACTCAAACTGTTTCTTCCCAAGGGTAAACTACCCATCTTTTGTCGTTATTATGCAGTCTTTCTGCTACAAAGTCAAGCTCTATGTCTGCCTTTTGGTGTAATACAGCCCAACGACTATTAGGAATAATTTCTTGAATTTGTTCTATAGTAAGTCCACTATCACAAATATCATCTACAAATATAGTCCCTTTTAGATTTTTGTTAAAGCCATTTGCTTTTATCTTGTCTTTGAATTCTCCATCTCTGGTTTGCCATTCAAGAGGTTCAAAGCCAGCATCTAGCCAATGTGATAACATAACACCAGGTATTAGTCCACCTCGTGATATACCTACCACTTTGTCTATGTTTTCGTTTTTTAATTGTTTATATAATTTGAAGACTAAGTTATCAATCTCAGCCCATGATACGAATAATTTTTCTGTCATAATTTAATTGCCAATAATAAAAAGATTGCAAGTTGTATTATAATAACTAAAAATAATTCAACTGCTAATATAGTATGATACCAAATCCATCTTGTCTTATAAGCATTGTCTATATTTAACTCTGCTGGATCTGGATCTTTCCAAGTGTCTTGTTCAACATCTTGTTTCCATAAAGTTTGCCACCATTTCATATTTAGGTTCCCCAGGCATTACCAAACAAATCAATATGCAATCTAGGACTATACTTATATCCTGTCTGCATACATGCCTCAGCAACACCTTTTGCAGTTAGAGTTTGTTGTTCTAAAGTTGCACCTTCTGGCATACAATAGATAGCATCTAATGTTACCCCAGCATCTTTATATTCATTAACAAAAATATCTACTTCTTCAAAGTCACTCATATCTCTAACTACAAATTTATTATATAAGTAACTGTTTTCTACTTTGTTCATATCAAGCAAGCAGTCAGGGACAAGAGCATCGAATTGATCTTCCCCTGACAAACTCAATTTTGGAGATGTGCTCCATGTTATGTGTAAGTCTTTACCATCTCCATTGAGATAGTCTATAAATTGTCCTTGTAAGTTCTGTGTTCCATTAGTTTCAAATGTAACATTCTTCAAACCTATTTGTCTGCCTAACTCTAATAGTTCAGGCCAAACTCTTTGCCAACCTAATAAAGGTTCTCCACCTGTAATAACCAAATGTATATCTTCTTTCTCGTCATACCTACCATTAGGAAGTAAGTCTATTATTCTTTGGTGGACTTGTTCTATGGTTTCTGTTAATTGTAAATGTTTATATTTCATTGCCCAAGAAGCTGAACTATCACAACCTAAAGGAGTAACAGGCAATTCTTCAATTGACTTGTATGCCTCTTCGTGATCTTTTTCTGCTTTTGGATCTTTCATGTAGGGCATTTCTTCTACAGGAATCAAGTTGCCTCTCTCCTGTCCAAAACCTCTACATTCAAAGTTACAACCAAACACTCTGAGGAAGACACTTGGAACACCTACCCATCTGCCTTCACCCTGAACGCTATAAAATACTTCGCTATATCTTAATTTTGCCATAGTGTGATATTATATATGAAACCTGAACCTAGATTCAAGCTTCTTGTTTACCGTTTTTAGCTTTTTCAGCCTCTTCTTTTTTAATTTTTTCATCCAAATATTTTGGTCTACGCTTAGGCATCTTTTTACCTTCATTAGCTTTATCAGCCTTTGCGTTATCTGCCTCTGCCTGTTCAATTATTCCTCTCATATATGAGATGTATTCATTAGAACCTTCAGAACCATCTGCACTCTGTTGTAGAATTTGATCTATGTCTAATGACTTTATATATTTGAACTTTGTTTCCATATGACGTTTCTCTTTCTGGATACGTCTAATGAAAGCGTAGTATGTAATCTGTGTAAAATATGCAAAAGGATTATTAGATTTTGCTGGATCAAAGTTGTCCATATATGTTAGACAGTTTTCAATACCATCTAAAATCATTTCATCTCTAAATGTATAATTTACGAAATTTGATTTGTATGCTAAGTGATTTGCTATTTTAACAAAGCACTCGCCTAAGTAATTAGTTACCTGTGGTTTTGGATCTCCACATTCTTCTGCCTCTATTCTCCTCTCACGATATTCACTTATCTTAGCAAGGAACTCCTTGTTGTCTATGTAGTGAGCCGAGTTAGGGTCACGCCTTTTTGCCATAATATATCTCCATAATTAATGTAGCTTATTCTTCAGAATAGCATCTGCCAATTCTGTTAATGTATCAAGATCCACATTTTCATCTTGTTGTTCTTGGGGAGGATCTACAAAGTCTCCTGCCCATAATGGATCTTGAAAGTAAATTGCTTGAACCATATCATGATAGCCATTAACAAATTTCTCTTGTAATGTTGCTACCGTAATAATGTTCTCCCTTTCAATTGTAAACACTTGTTCGTCTGCAATTGACACCCATGGTTTTAGATTAATAGCTTCTCCTAAACCTTGTTTTAAAAACCCTGCATTAGAAACCATTTCTATTGGGTGTTCTATTAAAAATTTTTCTCCATCATAAGTGACCTTACCAACTAATGTGGCCCCGTCTCTTAATTTAAGTATGCTAACTTCCGACATCTATTTTTTTAAGTCTATAATCGAAACCTTCTTCGTTATATAACTTTACCCTTTCTATTAAATGATTGAGTGTGTAATTCTTATGTGACTTCCACGATAAGTCATCACCAATATCAAACAAGTTACACCTTACCTTCTTGTCTCCTCGTCTTAATCCTCTACCTATTGATTGTAAGTTTCTTATTCTACTCTTACTAGGAGAGGCGAATACAATATTATGAAGGTTCCTTATATTTA